TTTTTGGCATTGAGAGGGTTAAAGGTTGCGGGGTCTCCGGTTGAATCTTGTCCGATAAACCAGCCAGCAATTGCTTCACGAGAAGCCTGTCGCATATTGTGAGGGCCTTGAAGGCCGTCACCCGGAGAGGCATTTGTGCCCTTCTGAAGAGGAAGAATAACACCAAGCGCAGTTGAAGATGCCAAACTCCCAGAATCGCGGAGGGCCTGCTCAAAGGTTTCTCCAAGCCAATAATTTGTCGAAGAAGCGGTCGTATAAAAGCTTCCCGGGGACGAACACAGTTGAGGATTTGTATTAAAACGTTTGCGGATGAATTTTTCAGAATCGTCGTCAAATCCAAATTTAAATTTTTGGGTACCTTGTAGCTCGCTTGAAAGAAGGACCGTAAATAATTTATCTGAGTCGGTGCCGATAACTGTGCCCACCGAAGCGGTTGTGAGAGAGCCCATGTGAACGGTTCCACTTAAACGAATAGATGCAGAATGATTGAGGTACCATACAGCACCGAGCATTCCGGTACCGAGAGTTACACTGGTTGACTGACTTGGGAACAGCCACAAGCCATAGGAGCCTCCATTGCCGGGATCTTGAGATGTTGCGGGGGCCGCTGTTTTGGCTGTCTGCCAACCAGCAATGCCATCGCTACTGGCGCCAGTTTCCTGTTGTCCCAGGAGACGAATATAAGTAAGAGGGGCTACGTTAGCATTCAAAAAAGCTTTTGCGGCATATGTTCCATACATTGGAGATTGATTGTTGCCGTCGCGAGAAATATCGCCACCGCCGGCACCAGGAACAACATCGCCGAAGGCTTCGACGAATTCAGCAAAAGATTCAACTTTTATTGGCTGCATCGCCAAGCCTCGTGAGGAACGTCCAATTACAACAGGACCAATCTCGCCTGGGCTTTGCGGAATAAAGGAGTTGTCTATTTCGTTAATAAACACTCCGGGAGATACAAATTTAAAATTCTTTACTGACATACTGTTTTTTTCCCTCGTATAAAATGTAGAATATGCGCTACTGCAATCATAAAATAAATAGTATTCCTAATACCAAACGGCTCCTGAACTATAAAGAAAAATAGGGGTTCTCTTCAGGAACTAATTTTTTGAGCCGTCATCAGGTCATAGATTACCGTCCCAAATATCTCCAAATATGTTTTCGGAGCCTGGGAGAGCAGTTCGTTCCTGGGGAAACGAGATTTCTACTGTGTTTTCGTCTATTCTTACAATTGGGCGATCGTCGCTTTTGCCTTCGCCAATGAGATATCCTAAAACCTTTATTGTAATCTCGGCAGAAAACATACGCACATCCTCAGCTAAATTATTAACGTTGTTGTTGTGAGCAAAGTTTTGATCAATAAAAGCTTCATATAAGTGCCCATTTCTTTTCATAACAAAAGCATTAATTTGTCCGGTTCGTGCAATAAATGGCGCTATCATATCATTCATCTGTTGTTGATATTCAGATTTGAGGATAATCTTATAATCAATATTAACGTATACAGGAATCGGAATAGATAGAGAACGAATTACTACTTTTTTATTTTTTCTCGGGTAATAGCGCTGTTCGGTGCCTCCTGTGTTAGTTCTTGTGCCGGAAGCGACGGCAAAATTTCTAGTTTTGTCTTGAACTATCTTTTTAGCAATTACGATACGGCCAGTGCGGCCGTTTTTATCCTTTGAAAAATAATTCGCTTGGAAGCCTCCTTTTCTTGCGGGATCTTTCGTAATACTAGAGCGTTCAATGCTAATTAATGGGAGTTTTAAAGCGCCGGCATCATCTCTTAAGTCTTTTTCATTTTTAATCTGAAATGCTCTTTCGGGAGCTTGCCACAAAACTGGGACCTCCTTAAAGCCTTCATTTGTGTGCGTAGTTAACTTGAGATCTTCTTTGATCCAAGAAGTCATTGCATAATCGATAGTTTCAATAGTAGATTCTAAAATACCCACTTCTTCTAAGGTGGTTGAGGTTGCATCAGCAGGCAACATTGCAAAGTCAAAGTTATCAGGTAGCATCGAATAATCCCTTTCTGGCTCTCTTACAAGTAGCTGCAATCTCGAAACTATGGTCAATTTGACCAAATAATTTCTTTGGCTCTGAGAGTTTTACGATCTCATAGTAGAAATCGCCGTATAGCACAAAATCACCCTCTCGCACAAACAAGTTTTGGTCTTCTGTGAGTCTGCGACGATGAAAGTGCACCATAATCTCCCAAGCCTTATCGATTCCGATGCCTTCCATGTATTCGGTGGAATAGTTAGTAAATTCAACTAACGCATATACTCGAACTGGAGGCAAATAGGTCTTTTCGACCGCTTCTCCATATAATTCGTGAAAATTGGTGGTTTCTAGATCAATAGGATAATAAAGAATTTGCTGACCAATGACTTTTTCAATTAATTCATCATTAACCTGTTTTACAAGGTCTCGCTCTTTTTTTCCTAGGAAAAGAGGCGGTGGCGGTGCGGCTGGTTTCTTCCATTCATCTGACATTCATTAGTTATCCTACAAAAATCGGCAATGGGGAATACTTAAAGGTTTCTGCGGCGGCTGCGGCCTTTTCGCTGTCTTGTTTGGCTAATGCTGTGTATTCCATTTCTTTGAGTATCTCTCTCAGTTTATCTTTTAGCGCCGTTTGCTCTTCTTTGGCCTGTGAGAGCAATTCTGAGTGGTTTAAAGTCACGCTTTCGCCCGGAATTGGCATTGTGGTGAATTTTCCGCGAATTTGGCCCAGCATCTCCTTACAAAGGGCCAGCGCATACTTGCGAATCCATTGTTTTCCTATTGCATTGATATTTGCATATGGAATATTATCAAAAGGAATTGTATTGATGTTATTCACACCATCGATACTACCGGTATATGCGCTTGTTGCATCCCAAGCATTGCCTTCAATATAAAACTTAACCCAAATTCTGTCCTGCTCGTCAAATCCCCAATAACTGGGTGTTGGAAAAAGTCGTAATTGATTATCAATTAATTCGTATGAATAATGTGATGTCCTGGTATAAATCGAGTCTTCATACATGATGGCTTGCATTTTGTTTTGCCATGTCGGAATAACCTCAAAAGTAGAGTCATCTGCGAACTGGCCGTAAGTCGAGGCATTGCCAACGACACCTACGCCACCATAGTACCCATAGAAGCGCCACATGGCCCTAGGAGACTTGTAAAAAACTTGTGTGACGTTTACCTTCTTATCATTAACTTTTCCAGCATAGCCGACCGCATTGCCGGCGTCATCAACACCAGAATCTGATGCGTCTATGATAATTTGTTGTATATTGTAATCTTGTACGTCACTAACTGGCTTAAAAGAAGCTGAATACTCGCGCACAGTGCCTCCAAAGCCGGCGATTTTAGATAACCCGTCGCCGATCTTTTTAGAATATGCTACTTGAAATCTTGGATATTTTAAATTAACACTCGCGGGTCCCGTTTTTTTATCGCCCTTGTGATCGAACGTGCCAGTAGTGTTTCCCAAAACATCAGAAAGCATATTTTTGCCTTGATGAAGGTTAATAATATATGAGTATTCTAGCACCGCCTCTTCATATGCTGCATATACATTATTTGGCGTTAATTCAATGTCCACAACATCGCCGCCAAGTTTCTTATAAACATAGGCTACTTGTGTAGAGGCACCACTTATGAAGTCCGCGGATCCTGTATAAATGCCGAATGGGCACCCTGCAGCCGCTAGCGCAGTGCTTCCAGTAGAAGTCAAGACAATTGCGCTTGTTGTTGAGGTAGGGCTAAGGTTTGTTGGCATCTATATAGTTCTCCTGCTGTAAATAGTTCTGACAAAACAAAACCCCCAGACAAGCTAAAGGCTGTTTTAGAAAGATTAAGTTATTTTATGCAGAAGCTTCGGTTGTTGCCTTTTTTGTGGTCCTTTTTTTGGGCTTGGAGGCTGCTTTCTTCGTCGTTGTCGCTTTCTTTGCCTTTGTCGTTTTAGGCGTTGTTTTGGCTACAACTTCGACCACTTCTGGCAACACTTCTTCAATAGTTTCTGCCTCTGTGGCTACTTCTGTAGCTACTTGTTGTACTAAAAGCTTGGCTCTAGGGTGAGCGCTGCGTTTTGCGGCAAACTTTGCTTTGGCTGAATTCAGCCTTCTCTTTTTTCCCATGGGGAACTCCTTGGTTATATAATAAATAGTGCCTATTTGACAAAACCGAAAATCTCAGAAATTGTAGGCGAAAAAAAATTTGGCAGATCGATGTTTTTGGGTTTTGATCTCTAAAAGAAAACCCCCAACCGACTGGAAGGGGGTTTAAAAGATAATGGATTAAATTATCTTATTAATAAGTGTTAGTTATTAACTAGTAGCAAACGGAGTTACTTCAGAACCACCACTTTGGATCATAACACCCTCAACAAGCCATACATCAGCAGCTATATTTGTAACTATCCACTGACTTCCTGGGTGGCCTTGTGCAACACTAGTTATGTTGATCGAAGCATTGCCAGTCGCCACAAGAGACGGCCACGCCTTGGTAGCGTTGCTATCGTCGTTGTCGACGGCCATAAGAGCGCCAATCATATCTTCATTGCTTGTGTCAGAACATACAACCTTTTGTCCAGTTCCTTGAAAATTAGAAATAAACCTATAAGTCACTCCAATAATATCACCACTGCCAGAATCTGGCAAAGTTAAAACTGCTGCAGCGTCAGCAAAAATATATGTAGTTCCTGACTCGGCAGCCGTTAAAGTATCGTTTGCTGTTACGCTTTCTACTTTGTTGCGTTGCCCCACAAGCTTGGTGCCCGCTCCCAGATTAATCTCTCTTTTTAAATTCTCTACTAATGCCTCCATCCTCGCGAGGCCTATTCTTTTCGTTCCCATAGTTAAAAACCCTCCTTTTATAATCGTGTCCCT